TTCATCAAGGTACGGATAGCATCATTAATGCCAGATGGAGCGCATCCCTCTGCTATGTCGATACCATTAATATCGGTATTATTTGCTGCTGTTGCGGAATATTCCGAGATTTTTGTGATTGGCATTTCTTTATTCCTCTAAAAGTCCTGGTATTTGCCCAGATTGATATAACAAATTATAAGTTCTTGGATCTATTGCTGGTGGTACTAATCTGCCAAATTCTCTTGTACCACGAGATACTAAACCAGTTCCAAAAGCTGCCTCTCCCATTAGTCTAGGAGATGACAAAGCTGCTGTGCCAATAGCACCAGGTATTCCACCTAGCGTATAACCAGCAAAACTTGTTGGCAACGAAATTGCGCCTTGGATTCCTTTTGGAGTTAAATTCGACAGGGCTTGACCAGCAATTCCTGGCATAAACTCTTGACCACCCATAGTTTCTAATTCTTTTGCTAACTTTGTGCGCTGACCATAATTGGTTTGCACATTGTCACGCATTAAACTTTGTAGTTTACGAACAGATGTATCTACAGATGCTTTTTTTCCAAGACTTAAAGCTCGCTCAATCTCTCTAATTTGATCTGTTGCTTCTGTATATGCTTTCATTGTTTTTGCATATGTAGGAGCTTGCTTTTGAATTGTTGATTTTACTGTGTTGTAAATATCTCCAACAGAAGCCCTTGCTACTTTTTGCTCAAAAGGTATTCCCTCTAATACATCACCAACTTGACGCTTTAGTGCATCTAATCCTTCTGGGGTATGGTATTGTGCTGGATCTAAACTTTTCCAATTATCTACAAGACCTTTTGCTTCTTGTATTTTTTCAGCAGCAGATTTATTAACAATTTGTTTATTAAATGTTACTTTTTTAAACGCATTGTCTAACGACTTATCAATATCACCAAATTCTAAAATAGATTTATCATTTTTAATGTTTACCATTCCAGAACGATATTCAGCCTGTTTTGCTCTGTTTAACTCGTCTAAGTTTGATTTAGCAATGTCTAATATTTCTGTTGGATCTGCACGACCACTAATATTTGACCTAAACTGTTCTGCTGCTGCACCGCCTTTTTGACCAGCCTTAAATGCTTGCTCAATAGACTCTCTGCCAGCACCAGTAGTAGTTCCAATAATAGGAGCTACTACATTTCTTCCTACTGTTCCTGTAAGCGCACTAGCTCCACGAACTGTTTGTGCCAATGGATCAACCATTGTTGCTGCACGAGATAATGGTTGTGCAACAGCTCTAGGAGCAACCATAGAACCGCCAGATAATACAGTAGATAGATCAGCTAAAACTCCTGCTGGATCTTCAGCTATAGCTCGTTTAAAGCCTTCTCCTGTGCCATATCGCTCTGCATAAAACTCGCCAACTTTTCGAGCCATCTCACGAGATTGTTTATCTTCGCCAACAGCTTTTACAAGTTTTTCTGGCAAAACATTTTGCAATGCGCCAGCACCAACATCTAAAATGGACTTTCCAGTTGCTAATGGGTTTGCAATGGCTGTAACAATATTACCAATAAGATTTTGGAATGAAGAAGGAAAATTTTGTAATGCGCTAACAGCCACATCACCAGCAGTTGCGTATTCTTTTTTAGCTTGCTCTGTTGGAGCAGCCATTTGATTTTCTGAGCGAATACGAGCTACCCTATCCTTCAACTGTTGCGAATTTGGATCAACATCATCTGGGATATTATTGATCGTAATTCCATCTTTCGTTGTAATTGAATATGGCATATTAGAAATTTACCGTTATTGTTTTTGATGGAGCTGTTAATTTACGCTTTGGCAATCCAGAATATTGGAATAATTCATCTAGCTGACCTTCATCAACTGCTTTATTGTAGTCTGATAATGATCGTTCTTCGTATTTCTTACGCAACTTAGTTAAACGCAATAAAGTTTCTTTATTCATGTTGATAGTACCAGTCATAACCTGACGCAAAAACTCTCGTTCTGCTGGTGTATCAAGACCTTTAGCTCCAATGCCTAATGCCCCAATTTGTGGGAATACATCAGCACCAAGCAATGAGTTAAGCAATTCTGTATCAGAAACTTCGTTAATTTTCTTTTTGCTTCCAGTAAATAGCACTTGCGTTCTGTTAATGTTATTAATAATGTCAGCACCAAGACCAGTTGTTGCACTACCTTGCTCAAGTAAGTTTAGTGTTTCGTTAATTTTTCCAATATTTTGTACAGCTTTTTGACCAGCATCAAATATTTGTGTATTTTTTTCTACACCATACTTGCCATATCCTTTTTGTCTTTCGCCTTCTGCTGGTAATACATTAACAACAGATTGTGGCCCAGTACCAATATCTTGAATTTTTCCTGAAGTGCTAATTTGATATGGTCTATCAAGTGGTAATCCAGCTTGTTTCTTTTCATCAGCACTCATTGGTCTAAACGACTCTTTTTCTGCTCGTTGGCTAGATACTTGAATTTTTGCAAACTCTAATGGATAGTATTGAGCCAATGCTGTCATATACTTATCTTGATCTAGAACTCTTTGCTGTGGCAAATTAGGATTTGACATTAAAGCAGCTTTAGTCTCTGCACCAAAATCACCGCCAAACTCAGGTCTAGAAAGCATTTCTGCTTGTGATCCTACTTGAGATTGCGTTAATCCTGTGCCAGTAGGTCTTGTTGTAAATGACCCTTCAATAGCTTTTCTAAAATTTTGCTCTTGTTGCATTTTTTGACGCATTGCTGCTCTTTGCAATTCGTTTTCATATGCACCTTGATACGCTTGCTGACCAGCCATAATTCCAGTAGCAACTGGTTGCAAAATACCTTGAGGCACTCTGCTTGGACCACTAGCTGCAATAATGCCTAATCCAGTATTTAACAATCCAGCTTGCTGTGCTTGCCTTCTAATTTTTTCTTCATCAACACCAAGCAACCCACCAATATCGGATTGACCTTGTGGAAATAAATAATCTAATAGTGCCATTTGTGCCTCACAATAGAGAAATCATTGGTCGCTCTTTTTTACGCTTTGGAGCGAGTAAAGATGCGATTGGGTCTGCTAGGTTAACTTGTTGTCCTGGTTTAAATGCGCCAGTTTGTGTTTGTGTGCCACCTTGAGATGATAGTCCACCCATAGCTCTTTGCATTGCCATAGCTTGCATAGGACTAATTTTATATGGGTTTGTTGCACCACCAGCAACTGCGTTTGATGCTGAAGCTACTGCTGCGTTTGTGCCAGCTAACATTTCTGCTGTAGCTGCTGCTGATCCAGCTTGTGTCCCTAAAGTAGCACCAAAAGTACCAGCCGTTGTAGGAGCAGTAGAACTTAATGCACCAAATGTTCCAGCAGTAGGCGCTGCACTTAACGAACCAAAACTACTAGCAGCAGTAGCAGAGCCAACTCCTGTTGCACCTACTGTAGCTGGTGCTAATGCTTGCCCACCAGTAAATCCAGCAGCACTGCCTAATAATGCGCCACGCAGAGGGTTTTCTTTGTCTACTTGTGATCCGACTAATGCACCGCCACCAGCTAACAATAATGGAATTTCCATCCCTGACATAATTTATCCTAACAGTCCAAGACCAGCACCGATAGCTGCGCCTGGTGTACCGCCTAATGCTGCACCAGTTAACGCACCGCCTAATACATTACCGAATTGGTTACGATATACAGGTTGAGATACTTGCATACCAGCAGGTGCGCCATAAGCGCCTGATAGATAGCTTTGTAGTTTCATGTATGGAGCTTGCTGTGCAAAGTTATAGCGATTAACAGCATCGGCAAGAGCAGTCTCTTGGTAGCCTTCTGCGACTTGACCTAGTTGAAGCATTTTGTTGATGTCCTCGTAGTCTGCGCCAGCTAACTGAGGCGCTGCGCCAATCATGGCTTGTTGTCTGCCTCTTTCTATATCGTAATTCTGGAAAGCTAACTGACCAGCAGTATTAGCAAGGGCTTGTGCAAACTGACCTCCAGAGCGATCTAAAGCAGTACCCATAGCACCAGAGCCGTAACGCCCAGCCCGACTAGCGTTTGATAGAGCTTGTTGGACTGCATCTTGGTATTGCGTCTGCGCTTGTTGAGTAGCACCACGAAATGCTCCTTCAAAGAAAGGGTTTCCACCTAAAAACTGACCTTGTACTGTACGGAGAGCCTGTTGCTGTGCTGCTGGTGTCAACGGATTGCCAACTGTAGCTCTCTGTTGTGCAGCCTGTAGCGCAGCTTGAGTCTGTTGGCTTGGGCTTACATAAGTTTGACCAGGATAATAACTAGGCAAGTTTGGTTGTTGATACAATCTTGTTGACTCTTGTAGTCCATATTGGACAAAAGGTCGCATTACTGGATCAAGTTCTGTCCTTGTTACAGTATTAGTTCCACCACCGCCACCCATACTCATAGTATCTCCTTAATCCATTTTCTTGGTTTGAATCCAAACTGAGGTGCAAGACGATCCCACCCTGTACGCCTAGATTCAAAAGTTAAATATTTATGCCCACTAGCCTTGGCAATTTCAGAAACACATTCGACTGCGTTTTTGAAATGACCATTACTGTTTGCCCATCCACACCAACAATGCAACTCTGTCTGTCGATTCTCTAGTATTACGAAACCGACAGGATAATTATTCTCTGAGAACACCCATAACTGTGATCTGCCATTAAACAGATCGGTATAAACATCTTCTGGAATCCAATACTCAGGTGATTTTTTGAGTATATCTTCCAATCCTGGCCTTACAAAATGCCACCAGCTTCTTAAATTTTGTGGTTCTATGTACTGTTTATCCAACTAAAACATACCCATAGGTTTTATTTGCTGTATTATTTGCGTAATGACTAATTGTAGCTGACCCTTTAGTTTGTGAGCTTACAAAAACATTGCTTAAACTACCACCTGATATTGCTTGCATTGTTGCTATGACAGATGGTGTTGCTGGTCTAGTAGGATTAGTGTCTGCTGGTAATTGCTCTATTGAAACATTTGTACTTTCTGTGCGCCACATAATTTCTACATAATCATTTGCAGCTAATTCAATATAGAAATTTAACGCAGCAATGGCATGACCAAAAATGCTTGCGCTTTTTCTTGCTGGTATTGTAAATTTGCTATTACTTGCTGCAACATTTGTACCATTTTTTCTAAACCAAACATCTACATCATGTTGTGCATTATCTGTGTTTTCTAGTTGCACACTAAATTGAACATTATAGACACCAGCGTTTCTAACATTCATCCTAGAATTATTAGATAAATAAACTCCGTTGCTATAGTCTGTTGTATTAAAAGTCATTGCATATGCAGCAGTCGTACTTGCTGCTGTTTGATCTGTGCTATCTTGAAACGCACCATATGGAATTGAATCAGTATTTGCAGCAGCCGAAAATGGTACTAATATAATCTTGGTATCTGGACTAATACGCTCATCATACAAAGTCGTGCTTGTAGCATTGCCTGTAGCAAGGGTTACTGTGCCTGTATTGTTTGTTTTGCCGTTTAATATTTGGCGTACAATTTCAGCAACATTTCGTGGATCAGAACCAAAATTCGGTAATGTACGAAACATTATCTAGTTCCCTGTGGTGCAATATCTACATCGACTGCAAGTGCGCTAGTCCATAAGCCTGTTGGTACTGTCTTAATTCTGTGATACCTACCAGCAGATCGAATACCTATTCTGTTCTCGCTGTCTGCTACTACTGCTGTTGAGAATGTCAACGCACCATTTAGGTTCAATCGAGAGGCTATAGCTATAGTTGCAGAGCCATTATCAATAACTGGCTTTGCTAATGTAGCTACAGATTGTGCGTTTGGTACACCAAAATCACCTGTAATTAATGATCCTGTCTTTCTTGCGCCTGTAAACGATATTGCCTTTGCATTTGTTACACCCGCTAGTAACAATGCACCACCAGCCCATTGACGAGAGTCTAAGCTAACGCCTAATGAGTCTAGTGTTCCGTAAACATCTAAACTTTCTAAAGCTAATGTAGGTGTATAAACATTGTTAATGAAAGTAGCAGTAGTTTCTGCATACGACCATCTGCCTAAAACAATGTTGTAAATTAACTGTTTCTTTTGTGCAAAGTTATCTGTGTAATTCCAAATAACTAGTTTCTTAACTGGGTCTACAGCACAAGACATTTCATCTATCTTGCTAAGATTTACATCGGCAAAGAAAAACCGATCTACTTTTTCTGAGCCAATCGGTTTTACTGCTTGACCATCGCAACTGTAAAAGCCATCGTCTGACAAGAAAAATGTTGTATTAGCGTACTGGCTAATACTGTTAGGCGTAATACAACCTAAACCTCTTGCAATCGTATCAAACTGAAAGAAGAATGGTGAACCAATATAAGACATACGAACTACTGAACGCTCTGTCAATATTAGACCAAACTCACCACCGCTTATGCCCATAATATCGCCACCATCGGCTAAGTCTTGAAAGTCTGACTGACTTGTAGGGCCAGGTGTCCAATCAGTCTCATCGTTAATATCTGACCAATACACTCTATTGGGATACGCTGTTTCATTTGCTGCTACTACAAAATCTCTTACAACTGTTACATAGTGCGCTGTAGGTGCAGCAGCAGCGACATCAGCAAACAGACTAGACGATCCGATAGTAAACGCTTGCAGCTTATTTGTGCCGTTAGCGGTAATAATCGTATTGCCAAACTGTGTAAAGAATGTGCGCTCTCCTGTTGCTGTGCTATAACCACCAGCTTTAGACACATTGTCTAAATTTGTTGTAGCTGAGTTGTATTTAAACAGTTTAGTAGCACCAGCAGCAAACAATAGCGTAGTCGTATTATTCTTAGCAGCAAAAATGTTATTCAAATTTTCTGTTGCATTGTTAGACAGATTAACTTCTAACGGCAAAGAACCATAGCCATTTGCTATTGGATATACATTCTTGGCTTCTGTCATCGCACCCGCTACACCAGGTTGGTCAGGTAGCCATTCTGTAAAAGTTATCCTTGTTGTAGCCATGTGTTGCTTCCTGTATTCTCATCAGTCCAAGTGTTAGGGCCAGCATTTACTGGTGTCCACGATTCGTTACCAGCAGTCTGCGTTGTCCATGTATTTGATCCAGCTTCTTGCGTTGTCCATGTTTCTGAGCCAGCAGTTTCCGTTGACCATTCTTCGCCAAACTTAAATCCTTTAGCTTGTAGATTAGCGTTGCTATTAATCTCTACATACGCTCTAGCAATTAATCTGCCATTTACATCAACTGTTGCTGTAGCGTTTATTTCCGCATTTCCTTGGTAAGTCATGCCACCAAGTCCGCTCATGTTGCCTGTGCCAATAACCTCTGCATTAGCTAAAGCAACCCGTATAGAATTGCTTTGTAGGCTCGCTGTAGCGTTTATAGCTCCATCGGAATATCTAACCCTTATCGAGTCTGATTCAAGGCTTGCAGAGCCGTTAATCAAGCCTTGCCCTGTAGCCGTAATTATGCCATTTGTAGCTACATTGGCACTACAAACTACTTCGCCTAAACCATAGGCTACTTTTGATCCAGCAATTTCTACATTAGCGTTGGCATTTATCTCTGCACTTGCACCTAATGTAAGACCACCTAAAGTTTGTACTGAGGCAATACCTAGTATTTCTGCGTTGCCATTTGCTAGGCGTATTCCGTTACCTGTAACAGATGCGACACCTAGTATTTCTGCTTGCCCACCTAGAGTTCTTTCTGGGTCAGCAGTAAGAATAGCATTAGCTGTAATGCCAGCGTTTGCTAAGTTAACACACGCATTAGATACCCAAATATCGCTATCTAGCGAAAAAGGAAGACTGTCTAAGCTCCCAAAGTTATTAAGTTGTTCTAATGTCCAAGGGCCACATACCTTACCATCATAAAAAGTATTGTCTAATGAATAAGGTACATTCTCAATCGAGCCATAAACATCTAGTTGCTCAAGAGTAAGTGGCATTACTCAAGCGTACAGGTCAATGCGCCTGCGCTGATCTTAAACTGATCGCCTGTGCCAATAGCTTTAGACGAGTTCAAGATCGTATGAAATAACAGATTGCCAGTAGTAACTGCATCGTGCAGACCAATATGGCTAATTGTTCCCCAATTATTTGTAGCTTGGGCAAAGGTTACATCTGCGCTGTTTGTGCAGACACCATTGCTAGGTGCGTTAAACGACACAGCAATACGAGCATAAGCACCGCCAGTACATTCTGTACCACTACCAGCATCGGTAGGATCAGATGTAAACAAGCCTACAAAACAAGTAGTAGGGCTTGTATAAGTAGTGTTACGGAGAACTGCGTTTAATAGTGCGTTCTCTAGGTAATTTGAAAATTCAGACATTTATTACTCCTTAGTTAGCTTCTTGCTACGACCATACGCAGAGGCACTCCAGCGTATTCTGCGCCTTCGTCTGCTGCCGAAATATTTTGTACTGCTCTATCATAAAGACCCGCCCATACAGCTATGCGAGCATCATTCATAAGGTACGGCTCGGCTTCTGCTAGTGCGCCATATAGTAGGGCATCTACACAGTTAGCCAAGAACACATTACTTGTGTTTGCGCCTGATAAATAGGTAGGCGCAGCGTAGTAAAGCATCTTTAGCGTATAGGCTTTGTCAGGCTGTGGTGCAAAGATAAACTCACTAGCTAATACTGTGTAGTTTACTGGTACACCGCTTTCTACTGAACGAGCGTTACGATAAAAAACTGATGGCGATAAATACTCTAATGTATATACAGGATTGCCATCAATGTGTATATCTCTGATCTGCAAGAAGTCTGAAGGTAGCGATACTGTTGCATCGCCAGCCGTTGTAGGGCTTGTAACTACCTTTAGCATCTGTCGAATACGCAATTCTCTGCGTAAGCGATCTTCTGCTAAACGGATAAAATCAGGTATCTGTGTTGTTAGATCCGACCTTCCCAGATAATTCGCTATCGTGGTCTGGAGGTCTGCGTATGTCGAGAGTGCCATTTTCTATATCTTTCCATCCAAATGTTCTTGTTCCGATGTGTCCGATTGCTTTTGATAAGTCATGGTCAACATACACCTCAAAACCAGCATCTTGCGCCTTTATACAGAAATGAATGTCCTCTCCGATAATTGCACCATGATCTGACCACATGACATTAAACCAAGGTCTAGGAATCTTAGCCAAGATACTTGTTTTTACTAATGTCACACCAAAACCAACTGCTGTTACTTTTTCTATGCTCTTGCGTTTTAATGAGTCTAAATGAATCCAGCTATGTTCTTTTTCGTTCTTAATGATTAAGTTCATTGCTGTAGGCTTTATAGGCTCTACTCTTGTCGTTGCGTTGACACCTACAATGTCTTTTTTTCTGTCTAACAGCACTTGCAAAGTATCTTTTGGGAATCGCATATCGCTGTCAATCCACAAAAGATAGTCTGCTTTCCAATTCAAGGCTTCTTCGCTCAATCGTTCTCGCTGAGTAAAGATTAGTGTGCCTGTCATCTGCATGACTTCTATTTCTACTTTATTGCGTTTGCCTTCGTAGGCCATGAGCTTGGCTAAGTCAAAGCAAAAGCCAGCCATTACTTGATCTCTACAAGGTACACATACAACTACTCTTGGTTTTGTCATACTTTGCCTGGTCGTGTGCGAAAGAATCTGTTTTCAGGATCGTTTAAAAACATCCTAAATTCTTTCTCATTGATTACTGCAAAGCCTCGCATAATACCTCTGCGATTGAGTGTGTCGATAATCGTAAAAGGCAAACTAGCAACTTTCGTTAAATCACCCCATTTATCATGGACTGAACCAGCGTTATATTGTGCTTTGTTCTGTTCTACTATATCGGTTACATCTTGGCTGGTGCGGATTATTAAACCACCTTCGCCATCTTCTGCTGCCTCTGTAAACTTCCTAGCAGACTGATCTACTGATACGAGTTTTTTCATAGAATTAGGGGTGAGTTTTGCCCACCCCTATTCTACATCAGTTACAGAGCAAAGTTCAAGTCTGCAACAATACCATGCGCTGCTTCATTACGCATTTCCAAGGTCAACTCAGCAAGCAACTGGGTCTTATCAGAGTCACCAGTTTTTGCCAATTCGATTGTTTGGAATGGGCGTAAGTAAGCCAATGCTGCATACTCAGGATCAACTACTACTGCATCACGAGTACGCATGAAACGATTTGGAACTACCGAGATAGAACCGAAATCGCTCAAATATACATCGGCTGCGCCAATAATGGTCGTTGGCTTGTCACCAGGAGCCATATAACGCTGTGCAGCAATACCAGTTAAGGTTGATGTCTTTTGCTTACCGATTGGGGAAACATAAAGAACTTTAGGATTGCCACCATTGATGTACGCCTCACGAATAACCTCTTGCAAGAGGGTCTCTGTGAAAGTACGAACTACGCCATCTGAACGGGTTGTAGAACCAGCAGTCGTAGGATCAGCACCATTAGTGCCAAACGCTGTGTTGGACTTCAACCATGCAAGCATAGTACCCATTTTACGAGCCGAGCTTGACGAACCAGCCGTACTTGCTTGGTTAGCAAAAAGGATAGTTTCAATGTCCCGCTTGATTTCGCTAGATGCTTTAGCTAATTGATAAGCCTTTTCAGACTTACGGCCAGCTTTGTCTACAGCTTCTAATGTGCCAGAAACTTGTACTGTCTTACCAACGATCTGCGTATAGTTGCCGATACGGAAAGTAGGAGTAGCAGTATTAGCTGTTGCATCGTCACCTTCAACTAATGCGTTAGCAGTAGTAGCAGAGGCAAGGCTATCGGTCTGCCACTCATGGTAAACGGCAGTAGCTTTGCTTTTAGCAAGCGTACTCATTAAAGGAGTATCTGTTGGTGACAAGTTGTAAATCATGTCTGTTAAATCTTCACGCAAACCGCCACGAGTGGAGCTTGTGTCAAATACTGTATATGTACCTGTTGGGGCTGTCATTTTTTAACTCTTTCTATAAAAATTGTTCAAATAATTTAGCAGCGTCAGAGACTTTCCCTGACTTATTAAACTGCTGTCTTAACCGCTTGGTGTTCTCTGACTCTAAACTACCTTGGGGTTTGCTTACGCCAGGTCGTAACATTTTAGGGGCTTGGCTTAACTTCTTGTTTACTTCGCCCTTATTTGACATTAACTTGTCGTACTGCATTGCCTTGTATAGAGTGAGAACTGCACGAGAGTCATAGACCTTCGATAGTTCGTCTGCTGAAAACCCTACGCTTTCTGCGTAAGAACGGATACTCTTGCGAATAGTCTCGCCCTTTTGTGGGTCTGCATACTCAGGTAGAACTTTAGATAGCTTTTCAGCTTCTTGAGAGACTACTTGCGATAGTTGCTGTGCTTGCTCAGATTGTTGCATTTGTGCAATTCTGGCTTGCTCGGCTCTAATAGCATAGAGTCGCTTCTCGTTCTCACTTCTTTCTGCCACCTTTACGGCATAGCCGATAGGGTCAGTTTCTTTCAACTCATCGAGGTTCTCGCCATCCGATTGTGATCTGAGCGCTTGCTCGATAATCTGCAATCGTTGTGCGTATGTGTCTCGTAGTTGTTTTGCTTGCTCTACAGCCTGTCGTTCAGCCTCTACGGCCTTACGCTGTTCTGCAAGTGTTTGGGTTTTTTTAGTGTAGTCTTTCTCTCTTTGATAGCCTTTCACAAGCTCGTCAATCGTTACCTCAGATTCTTGTCCATCTACTTTGACACGATACCTAGGCTGATCTTCTTCTTGTTCTGCTTCTTCAGAGTCCTCTGATTCGTACGCTTCTTCGTACGCTTCTTCGGCTTGGGCTTCTACTGGCTGTGATTGTTGCTCCTCAGTTTGCTCTTGCGAGGCATCGGCAGCATCCATCATAGACAATAGACTGCTTGCAGCTTGATCTACTGTAAGCGATTCATTCCCTTGCGGGGTGATGTTTTCACTCATTTTTATTCCCTAATTTTTTTGTATAGTAACGCTATACACGCTTTCGTAACGAGTGTTACAAAATCTTCCAACGCTTCTTTTCAATTTCGCTATCTGCTGCGAGTGATTGAAAGTGCGCTCTAATCTTTTTAATAGCGAGTTGCATACGATATGCTTCTTCTCGCTCCTCAGTCTCATGCGGTGCTGAGTTAATAATTGTGTCAATGTAAGTCTTTTCTAATAAGTCCATCTCAAACTTAAAGAACTCATCTCCTAGTAAACCTCTTGCTCGTTGTTCTTTCATTAACCACCACCACTTGAGCCTGTAGTACGAGCATTAATAGTTGCTATTTGTGCTTGTAAATCAGCTATTGAACTAGCGTTTATTGGAGTAAAAGGATTTAATGTTGATGTAGCACCACCTACATTTACATTCGGATTATTGTAGGTTGAGAAAATAGGTTGTTGGTTTGCATCATAGCCAGTAATAAATCCACCAGTTGTTACTCCTTCTGGTTGAAACGCTCCTGGTCTGTATTGTTGGAATGTAGCGTTTACAGGTGGTGCGCCAAACTGAAAGCCAGTAGGTAATGCTGCTTGTGGTACATAACCAGCTACACCACTTCTAAATGTAGTGCCTGGTGTGCCTACAGGTGTAAAGCCTGGTTGCAGACCTGTTTCGCTGTAATACTGACCTGTTAATGGTGTT